GAAACCTGTAGAAGGTGAAGATTCAAAGGTAATAGACTTTGGCAAAATTGACGAGGAGAAATAGACAATGGCAACATTTACAGGTCACGACGGAGTGATTAAGTTCGCAGACACAGATGCCTCTTTGGCACTAACTGATTCATTTGCAGGCTTAAGAAACTTCTCAATTGAACAAACTCAAGACACGATTGAAGACACTTTTATGGGTACAGCAAATGTTAGAACATACAAAGCAGGATTATCAACTTTCACTATATCAGGTGATATGTTTTTTGATCAAGGCAATGCAGTTCAAGACAAATTCGACGATTTAGTTTCAAAAACTGGCGAAGGTTCTGTAGCATCATTTGAAGTATACCCAGCAGGTGAAGATTCAGGAATGAGAAAATTATCAGGATCAATGATTATCACATCATTCTCAATCACATCATCAGTTGACGGTATGGTAGAGGCTTCATTTGCGGCTCAAGGTACTGGCCCACTAACAATCGGCACAGCATAATAGGGGTATTGTTTTGTTTGGTGCTCGATACAAGTCTAATTTTGATTCAAAACAACTGATGCGATCAGTTGATAGTATGTTGAATGAAATCAAAAAGAAGACTTTTAACACAGCACGAGAACAGACCCCTGTTAGATCAGGGTATGCTAAATCACAATGGGTTGAAAAAGACACCAGAAAAGGATTTAGTGTATCAAATTCAGTGGACTATATCCAACATTTGGATAGAGGTTCATCAAGACAAGCCCCTAGGGGCATAACTAAACCTACGGTGAGGAAAATCACCGGATTTGTTAAAAGCAGGAGATTAAAACGATGACTGAATCGGTAAAAAAGAATACATTATCAGCAATTGAAAGAGCAACAAGCCATTTTGCAGATAGATTAAGTGGCAAATTACTCAAATATCATTGCGATGAATGGGGTATTGACATATATTATAGAGCAACATCAAGTTTGACGGTTGAAAATAAGATTATGGCATTACAGCAACAAGGTAAAACAGCAGAAGCATTAGTTGAATCAATTATTGCTAAAGCATTGAATAAAGATGGTGATTTACTTTTTAGACAATCAGATAGACCAGCCTTTTTACACGAGGTTGATCCAAATGTTATCATAAAAGTGGCAACCAAATTGAACAATGCCAATGCTGACTCGGTTGAGGATATTGTAAAAAACTAACCGGGGACAGAGACTTGATGGCCCAAGTCTCAATGGCTGACTATTTGAAATGTTCAATAGCAGACATTCAAAAAATGTCCCTTTTAGAGTTTAAGACTTGGTTAGCATATTTTCAAATCCGCAAACAGGAACACGACAAGGAAATGAGGAAGCAAAGTGGCAATACGAGAACAAATAATATTAGAAGGCGTAAATAAAACCGACAAAGCCTTTCGTGGTGTTGATAAAAACATCAAAGGCCTTAACACAGGTTTTAGCACACTACAAAAAACACTTATAGGGGTTGGTGCTTCACTAGCCACTGGTGCATTCGCAAAAAGTATTATCACAACTTCAATGAGGTTTGAAGATTTACGAACTTCATTAAAGTCGGTCACTGGCTCAGCACAAGAAGGCGCAGATGCATTTGCTTTCATCACCAAATTCTCAACACAAACACAATTCTCAGTTGAAGACTTATCCACAGCATTTATTAAGTTAAAGGCTTCTGGTATTGAACCAACACAAGAACTACTAACAACATTCACTGACACGGCGGCGATCACAACTGATCAAATAGGTACATTAGAAGCCATCACTGACTTGTTTGCTAGAACGGTATCAGGTGGTTTAGGATTAGAAGAACTTAACAGACTTGCTGATAGAGGTGTTCCGGTATTTAGGATACTTGAAGAACAACTTGGCTTAACCAGATTACAAATATCTGAATTTGGTAAGACAGCAGAAGGTGCCGCAAAGATAACAGAGGCATTTTCAAAAGGTATCCAAGAAGAGTTTGGTGGTGCTACTCAAAACGTACTTGACAACTTATCAACCAAAGTATCTAACTTGGGTATTGCGGCCAACAATGCCAAAGACCAAATAGGTTCTGCAGGCTTAACAGGAGCATTAGGTGATGTTGTAGAAACAATGACCAATGCAATTATTAAGAATGAAGAATTCAATAAAACATTAGGTAAAGCACTAGGCACCGTAGTTGGCAAATTCAATGATGCACTACTTGTTATGAGTCAAAACACAGACAAAGTAGCAATAGCATTTGGTGCCATAGCAGGTCCGGCCATAGGTGGAGCATTCATACTAACACTTAATAGTATAAAAGGTGCATTCATTGCCTTAACAGGGGCAATGATGAGAAATCCATTTGGATTGGTATTGGTAGCAGTATCAAGTTTGATTGGTGCCCTAAGTATGCAAAACGGATTGGGTAGAACATTGGCACAGGTAGGTGCTGTGTTTGATCACGTGGGAGAAATAATAGGCAAGTTTAGAGACTTCATAGCAGAAAAGGTTGCTATGTCAGTTGATTTTGTAAAAGAAAGATTCTTTGACTTTGTTGATGCATTGATTGATGCACACAACTTCATAGCAAGGATCATTCCCGGTATGCAAGAGTTTGACAAAGAAGCAAGAGGACTTGCAGTCACAATTGGAGGACCATTTGGTGATGCTTATGATTATGCGGCAGAAAAAGCAGGTTCATTACTAGACAAACTCAAAGAAACAGATGCTTATCAAACAGCAATTGGATTTGGTATTGATTTAGGTCAAGTCATAGAAGATGCTGGTAATGATTATGATGCGGCAATGAAAAAAATCGTTGAAGCAAACAAAATGGTAGAAGAAGCAATGGGTCACAAAGATCCAATAATGATTATTGCTGAAAACAACAAAAAAGAAATAGAAGCCAACAAGATCAAGAATGAACAACTAGCAGAAGCAGAAGCCAAGGCGGCTAAAAAGAGATTGTTTATTGCTAAAGCATTGACACAACAAAAATTAGAATTTCATAGACTTGAAGCAGAAGGTGTTGCCAAGTTTGAAGAAAAAATGCGTAAGAAAGAACTATTCATCGCAGAACAAAATCACAAGAGAAAGATGGAGTTCCACAGATTAGAATCTGAAGGTGTTAAAAAGTTTAACGAAGAAAACATTTCATATCTACAAGCATACACAGAAGGATTCAAAGGACAGATAAGTGAACAAAAATCAGTATTAGATCAATTGAAAGATGCAGGTGCCAATGCTTTCAATAGTATGACAGACACACTAACTGATTTTGTAATGACAGGTAAATTCAGTTTCAAAGACTTTGCCAATGCTGTTATAAGAGATTTGGTTAGGATTGCGGCACAGGCGGCGGCTACATTTGCTATCAAGATGGCACTAAAAGCATTAGGTGGTCCAATTGGTGGATTCTTAGGTGGCTTCCTACAAGATGGTGGACCAGCAACAGCAGGCAAACCATACATAGTTGGTGAAGCAGGACCAGAATTGTTTATACCAAATTCATCAGGCAAAGTTATATCCAATGATGATATGGTAAACACAGGCACAGCCGGAAGACCAGTACAAGTGAACTTTACGGTGAATGCAATTGATTCACAATCATTCACTGACACACTACAAACACAGAAAGATACCATTGTGGGTATCATCAATGAAGCAGTTATAGAACAAGGAAGGCCGGCGATAGCATAATGGCAGATTTTAATGACATATTAGGCAGTGATGCCACAGAAATACAAGCAGTTGAACTTATATCATTTCAACCAACGGTGAGAACACAATCACTATCAGGTAGAAGCCAAGTGAGAACATTCGGTGGTCAATTGTTTTCAATGAAGATCACTATGCCACCATTGGTTGCAACAGATCTAAGAAAAGTGTATGGATTCCTAGTAAAACAAAAAGGTGGCTTTTCATCATTTACCATTGCACCACACAATCTAAAACAAGTGGGTGGTACACAAGGCAATTCAGAAAATATATCAAGTGGTGGAGCCATAGGTGCTACATCAGTCACAACAGCAGATTCAAATGAATTTGCCCCTGGGGATGTTTTCAAATTTTCAAATCACGACAAAACATATATGGTGACAACTTGTAGTGGACAAACACTTTCATTTGAACCAGGATTGCTTACAGCAGTCACAGGATCACACACAATCAAATCCAAAGCAGATTATTTTATGACGGTGAGATTGGATGGTGACACATTCACATATCAGCAGGGGAACGATGGATTCGGTACAATAGAATTTGATGTAATAGAGGCAGTATAATGGCAAGATTCAGTAATAATGATTTATTCAATGCGTCAAATACTGGCGAACTTCAAAAGACAGCAACACAAACCGTACATCTAATTGAACTACATTTTGATCCGGCAAATTCAATCGCACAGATTGAAAACATATATCTCACAGACAACTTTGTGGATATTGCATATGATTCAGCAACAGCCCCTGACTCAGGATCAAACACTTATTCATCAGTGGGTAATGTATTATCAATATCACCTGTACAGGAATCAACACAATTAAGAGTCAACACACTCACAGCAACTTTAAGTGGTGTAGACAATGCTATAATGCAAGACGTATTACACTATGACATAGTCAACACAAGAGTGGTTATATACAGAGCATTTTTAGACAACAACGCATTCAGCACCAGCAAGGTGTATATGATGTTTGATGGCATAATGAAAAGTTGGTCGGTCAAAGAAGCATCAGACACAGCAACAATATCAGCAAACATATCTACACACTGGGCAAACTTTGAACAAAAAAGTGGCAGACAAACAAATACAACATCACAAAGCAACACAAGAAAATATGGTACCACAGCAACATTCTTTACCAAAGACAAAGGATTTGAATTTGCTTCAGCAATGATCAATGACATAGCCTGGGGACCAAAAGGAGATTACAGATGATGGGTTTAACAACACAAATAAGGCCAGCAATACCACAAGATATGCCACACCTAATTGCATTATCAGAATTAGAATACAATATGTTTGAACTAGATGAACCGTTTTCACCAGAAATATGTGAGAGATACATATATATGATGATGAAAGACCCTGATGGTTGTGCCATAGTGCTTACAGACAATCAAAATATACCATTTGGATATTTGGCAGGGTCACTAGACTTTTCACAAATGAATGCCAAACCTCAAGCCATAACACACCATTGGTTTGTCCATAATCCTCGTCAACAATATGGCAGACAAAAATTTGGTCTGCAACTTATTCGTACATTTGAACATTGGGCTCAAACCAAAGGTGCAACGGTGGCAATGGTAGGCATACAAATGAACAAAGGACAGAGAAGAGTCTATGACAGAGTATTTGGCAAAATGGATTATGATGCCAATTGTGTATATTACAAGAAAAGGATTGGATAATGGGTGGTGCGGCAAAGATAATCAAAAAGATCATATCAATACCTATCAAGATAGTACAGAGTGTTGTTAAACTAGCAACCAATGTGGTGTCAGGATTTATGGGTGCATTTGGTATGAGTTTCGATGCCCCTGCCTATGATCCAGGATCTGGATTTGAAGCAGAACAACAAGGTATCAAAGTCAACAAACAATCAAATGTAGCAGGTATTCCTGTTGTATATGGTCAAAGAAAAATTGGTGGTACCAGAGTGTTTGTGGGATCAGAAGGTGAAAAGAACAAACACCTATATGTTGTGATGGCCATAGCAGAAGGTGAGATAGAAGGTTTCACAGGCTTATGGATCAATGATGAAAGACAAGACCTAACTGGATTCACAGCAGGCCCCAAACACACACTAAAGAAAAACAATTACTACGGTGATCAATCATCATTCTTTATTGATCATTCAAGAGCAACATTTCAATTCTTCACAGGCACAGAAGATCAACAAGCATCAAGTTTATTGTTGGATGATGGTGTAGAAGGTTGGACTAGAGATCATAGATTACAAGGTGTTGCATACGTGGCCGCAAAATATGAATGGGTCAAAGCAGAATTCAAAACAGGCACAGACAAAGATGCTGGAGAACAAACACTATACAATCCTTGGCAGGGCATACCAACCATACAAGTAGAAATCAAAGGTAAAAAAGTATTGGCGGCAGGCACTGATGCTTCACAACCATATGGATCAAGTGGCTTTACAGATGCTAATAATACAACACATACATCAACATATGAAGCCACAAGAGGATCGTTTGTGTACTCAACAAACCCAGCAGATTGTTTGTTGGACTATTTGAGAAACACAAGATATGGCAAATCATTGAATGACAACAGAATATCGTTTGATAATTTTTATACTTCTGCTAGATTGTGTAAT